ATGCCGGAGTTCTCCGCGCTCACGGAAGCCGACCCGGTCTACAAGCTCCTGCAGCTGTTTGCCGCCCGTGAGCTGCTGATCCGCCAGCGTGCTAATGACAAGGCACAGCAAACCATGCTGGCCTTCGCCACCGGTACCAACCTCGATCACCTCGGCGCGCTGTTCGGCGTCGCTCGCTTGGTGCTGGACCCCGGTCAACCCGACGCCGGCGTCGCGCCGGCCTTTGAGACCGACGTGGACTTCCGCCGCCGCATCCAGCTGGCGCCCGAAGGCTTCAGCGTTGCCGGCCCAGAAGGCGCGTACATCTATCACGCGCTCAGTGCTGCCGCCGATGTCATGGACGCCAGCGCGACCAGCCCCGCACCTGGGCAAGTGCTGGTCACCGTGCAATCGCGCACCGGCGATGGCACCGCGCCGCAGGCACTGCTCGATCAAGTGGCCGCCATGCTCACCGATGACGACGTGCGGCCCATGACAGACGAAGTCGCGGTGCAGAGCGCTCAGATCGTCCCGTACGCCATTCGTGGGCGCATCTACACCTATGCCGGGCCTGACTCAGCGGTGGTCATGCGCGAAGCACTGCGCAGCCTTCAGGCCTATCTCGCCGAAGCGCACCGCATCGGCCGCGACGTTCCGGAATCCGCCATCAAGGCCAAGCTGTTCGCCGATGGCGTGCAACGCATCGAGCTGGACTCGCCTGCAGCCGACATTCGGATCAGCCGCACGCAGGCCGCCTACTGCACCGCGATCGACATCGTGCACGCCGGCATCGATGAGTAATTCACCGCTGCCGCCCAACGCCACGCCGATGGAGCGCGCCCTGGCCGCCGTCACCGAGCGTCTGGAAGCGATCCCGCTGCCGTATCCAGACCTGTGGAACCCGGACACGTGCCCGGCCGGTCATCTGCCGTGGCTGGCGTGGACGCTATCGGTCGACGACTGGAAGGCCGACTGGAGCGATGCGGTCAAGCGCTCGCGCCTGCGCAGCGCTATGGCAATCCAGCGTCGCAAAGGCACGGCCAACAGCGTGCGGATGGTGGTCGAGTCGTTCGGCGGTGCGGTGGCCATTCGCGAGTGGTGGCAACAGGAGCCGCGCGGCCAGCCGCACACATTCGAGCTGGCGCTGACGCTGACTGGTGCCGATGGGCAGAGTGCCAGCGCCAGGTTCGTCGAGGAAGTCATCGCCGAGGTTGAGCGCACCAAGCCCGTGCGCTCGCATTTCAACTTCACGCAAGGATTCCAGGCCGAGGCACGACTCAATGTCGTCGCACGCGGCAGAACCACCTTGTTCCTGCGCCTGCAGGGCGAGGCGAGCTAGAGAGCACACATGCCCGGACTCAAACTCAAGATCACCACCGCCGGCCGCCATGCCCTGATCAATGCCAAGCAGACCGGCACACAGGCGGTGACCATCGCCGCAGTCGGATTGACCAGCGCAGCGTTCGTGGCCGATGCCGAGCTCAAGGCGCTACCGTCTGAGATCAAGCGCCTGACCACCATCGGCGGGACGGTCACGGCCAAGGACACGATGCACGTCTCGGTGCGCGACGAATCCAACGCCGTCTATAGCTGCTACGGGTTCGGCCTGTACCTGGCCGATGGCACGCTGTTTGCCGCCTACGGTCAGTCCGCGCTGCTGGTGGAGAAGTCTGGCGCCGCCTCGGTGCTGCTGGCGATCGACGTGGTGATGGCCGACGTGGACACCGCGCAGATCACCTTCGGCGATACCAACTTCACCGATCCAGCGGCGACGGTGGACGTGCCGGGTGTTGTGCGCTTGTCCACGGACGCGCAAGCAATTGAAGGTCTGGACAAAGAGCGGGCGCTGTCGCCGGCCAACCTGATTGCCGTATTGAATGCGCGCCTGGGCGATGCTGCACCCACTGACTTCATCAAAGGGCTACTGGCCCGGCCGACTGCGGCAGCGGCGCGCAACATGCTCGGCCTTCGCTCTGCGGCGACGTTTCATGTTGGACCTGGCAATGGCTTGGATGCTGATCTCTTGGATGGACAGGAGGGCGCGTGGTATCGCGACTTCCGCAATCTGCAGAACGTGCCGAGCTCGTTCTTGCTGCCAGGCCAGATCGTGATTATGGCCTCGCTCTTTCCGCCTGCAGGTCTACTGCTATGCGATGGCACGGCAGTCTCACGCACGAAGTATTCGGCGTTGTTTGCGGCGATCGGTACCGTCTACGGTGCCGGGGATGGCAGCACCACGTTCAACCTACCGTTGATGCGTGAAGGCACCACGGTCACCCACACCAATTCCTCACAGTTTGTCGGCGTCCACAGCAACGGCCAGGTGATCAGTCATACGCACGGCGCCAGTGCGGCCGCTGTCGGCGACCATGCGCACTACACCGCACTCGGCGCAGCCGGCATCCACGCACATGGTGCAAGCGTCAACCCGGCCGGCGATCACGCGCACGGTGCTTGGACTGATGCGCAGGGCTACCACGCGCACGGCGGTAGCACTAGCGCCTCAGGGGACCACCAACATCCAGGCGTGATTCCCTCCAATGCCATCAACGGCTATGGCATCTACCGCGAGCGGGACAATGATGCATCGCCCTCGGATGGCTGGACCGGTGCCGGTGGCAACCACGCCCACAGCATCGGAACTGATGCCACCGGTAATCACACCCACAACATTGGCATGAACGGCTCAGGCAACCACACCCACGGGATCGGCATCGCCGAGGGCGGCAATCACGTGCACGTGGTGGATCACCGTGGCGCTGGCGCCCACAACCATGCCATCACCGTCAACGCTGCGGGCGGCGCAGACAACTTGCCTGCAGGCCTGCGCATGACCTACTGCATCGCCTACTGAGGATTGACCATGACCAACCCGCTACCACGCACCAGCACTGCATATGCTTACGACGCCACCACCGGTGAATACACCGGGCCGGTGACCGTCTATCTCTCCGAGTTGGAGGGACGCTACCCACTGCCTCCCAACACGGTTGCCACCGCACCGGCGCCGCCTGCAGGGCTGTATCAGCGGCACCGCCTGTCGCCAACGTCTGCGAGCTGGGAGCTGGTGCCGGACTATCGCGGCGTGATGCTCTACAGCACAGACACCGCCGCGCCGGTTGCCAACACGCTTGCCTTGGGCGATGCACTGCCGCAGGGTTACACCACCTCGCAGCCGATCGCGTTCCTACCCAGCGACTACCGCCGCAACGTGTGGGACGCTGCACGCGCGAGTTGGCGCGCAGATCCGGATTACAGCGCCGCGCTGGTGTGGGAAAAAGCCACCGGCGCGATCGCACCGCGCCTGGCCGCCGGCGTCGCGTTGCCGGGACAGCTGACCACCGTGGCCGCACCGGTTTCGATCGACGGCACAGTGGTGTGGGACGAAGCGACACAGGCATGGTTCGTACAACCCAGGCCGTCTGAAGAAGCGGCTGTGTAGCCCAGCGCTTTACGTACCAATTGCAGTGCGCAACACCGTGCAGCCACTGACCATGGCTGCATGGGCAACGCATCCTCCGCACTGAGTAACGCCATTCGCCTCGGCACTGTCGCCGAGGTGAATCTTGCCAACGCGCGATGCCGCGTGCAGGTCGGCGAGATGCTGACCGACTATCTGCCCTGGGTGGTCACCCTGGCCGGCACCACCATCATCTGGTCGGCGCCGGCGATCGGCGAACAAGTCGTGGTGCTGTCGCCGGCTGGCGACCTGGCCGATGGCGTGGTGCTACGGGGCCTGTACTCCGACCAATTTGCCGCGCCTGCCGCGTCCGACACGCTCCATGTGCTGCGCTTTGCCGATGGCGCGCAGATCCACTACGACACCGAGGCGCATGCGCTGCAGGCCACGCTGCCCAGCGGCGGTACCGCGTCCATTACCGCCGATGGCGGCATCACGCTCAATGGCCCGCTGACCGTCAACGGCAAGACGATGCTCAACGGTGATGCGACCATCACCGGCACCGCGAAGGCGACCACCGATGTCATCGGCGGCGGGATCAGCCTCAAGAACCACAAAACCACTGGCGTGACCGCCGGCAGCGCACTCAGCGGTGGTCCGCAGTGATCGGCGTTGATGCCACCACCGGTCGTGTGATCGAAGGCGAGCAGCACCTGGCCCAATCGATCGCCTGCATCCTCACCACGCCCATCGGCACGCGCGAGCAGCGCCGCGACTTCGGCTCGCTGCTGCCGGAGCTGATCGACCAGCCGTTCAACGGCGCCACCCGCACTCTGCTCTACGGCGCCACCGCCACCGCACTGATGCGCTGGGAGCCGCGCCTGCGCCTGACCCGCGTCGCCCTGGTCATCGGCGATACGCCTAGCAGCTTCGTGCTGACGATCGAAGGCGAACGCACCGACGTTGCTCCCGCCAATGCGCGCTTGCGCATGACCCTCCCGCTCCGCTTCCGCTCGTCCTGATCGAGGAACCTATGTCTACTGTCTACCACCACGGCGTCCGCGTCATCGAAGTCAGCGCAGGTGCGCGCGTCATCCGCACCGTCTCTACCGCCATTGTCGGCCTGGTCGCTACGGCGTCCGATGCGGACGAGAAGGTCTTTCCGCTCAACAAGGCTGTGATGCTCACCGACGTGCTCGGTGCCATCGCCAGTGCCGGCAACAAGGGCACCTTGCGTGCCTCGCTGCAGGGCATCGCCGACCAGACGAATCCCGTGACTGTGGTCGTGCGTGTGGCCGAAGGCGAAGACGCGGACAAGACCTCGTCCAACGTTATCGGCGAGGCCAAGTCCAGTGGCTATACCGGCCTGTATGCGCTGCTCGCGGCGCAAGCACAGCTGGGCGTGCGCCCGCGCATCCTGGGCGCGCCGGGTCTGGACACACTGCCGGTGGCCAAGGCGCTGGCGACCATCGCTAAGAAGCTGCGCGCCATGGCGTATGTACGGCCGGTCGCCGATACCGTGGCCGAGGCCATCACCTACCGTGGGCAGTTCGGCGATCGCGAGTTGATGCTGATCTGGCCGGACTTCCTGGCTTTCGATACGGCCACCAGCACTACGACAGCGGCCTATGCCACCGCACGTGCGCTGGGCCTGCGCGCCAAGATCGACACCGAACAGGGCTGGCATAAGAGCCTATCCAACGTGCCCGTGGCCGGCGTCACTGGCATTTCCAAGGATGTGCATTGGGATCTGCAGGATCCGGCCACCGATGCGGGTGTGCTCAACGAGGGCGATATCACCACGTTGGTCAACTTCAACGGGCAACGCTTCTGGGGTTCGCGCACATGCGCGGAGGACAACATGTTCGCCTTCGAGACGGCCACGCGCACCGCGCAGGTCCTGGCCGACACCATCGCCGAGGGCGTGGCGTTCTACGTCGATAAGCCGATGCATCCCTCGCTGGTCAAAGACATCATCGAGACGATCAACGCCAAGTTCCGCGACCTGAAGGCGTCCGGCTACCTGATCGATGCCACCGCCTGGTTCGACGGCACCGTCAACAGCGCCACCACGCTCGCCGATGGAGCGTTGCGCATTGACTACGACTACACGCCGGTGCCGCCGCTAGAGAACCTGCAGCTGTACCAGAAGATCACCACCAGCTACCTGGCCGACTTCGCCGAACGCGTCAACGCGTAACGCACCCGCCTTAGATTCCCGGAGAAACGCATGGCTTTGCCCAAGAAACTCAAAGCGCTCAACCTCTTCAATAACGGTGAGAGCTATCTCGGCGAGGTGGTCGAAGTGAAGCTGCCTACGCTGTCCCGCAAGATGGAGGAATATCGCGGCGGTGGTATGAATGGCCCGGTCGACATCGACTTCGGCCAGGAGAAGATCGAGCTCGAATGGAAGTGCGGCGGCATGATGCGCAGCGTGCTGAATCAGTACGGCGCCACCACGCACAACGCCGTGCAGCTGCGCTTTGCCGGCGCCTACCAGCGCGACGACAGCGGTGCGGTGGATGCCGTCGAATTTGTGGTGCGCGGCCGTCACAAAGAGATTGATCCCGGTACCGGTAAGTCCGGCGACGACACCGAGTTCTCCGTCAAGACCTCCGCCAGCTATTACAAGCTGATGATCAATGGCTCCACCGTGATCGAGATCGATCTGATGAACATGATCGAGATCGTCAACGGCGTGGATCTGCTCGCCCCGCATCGCCGCGCTATCGGCGCCTGACCCTTCCGGCCTGGCGCCGCCAGGCCTCAGCCCTGAGACCTTCCGATGACCCCGACCTTTTCCTCAGCCATTCCCCTCGACCAGCCCATCACGCGCGGCGAGCAGACCATCACCGACCTCAAGGTGCGCAAGCCTGGCGCAGGCGAACTGCGCGGCCTCAAGCTCACCGACGTGCTGCAGTTGGACGTCACCGCGCTGGCAACGCTGCTGCCGCGTATCTCTTCGCCCACGCTGACCACCGCCGACGTCAACGCGATGGATCCGGCCGACCTGCTGGCGGTAGGCCAGGAGGTGCAGGTTTTTTTCTTGCCGAAGGCACAGAGGGAAGCGGATTTCCCGACTGCGTAGAGGATGCGATGGCCGACATCGCGGCCATCTTCCACTGGCCGCCGTCTGAAATGGACGGCTGGTCGCTGCACGAACTCACGGCGTGGCGCGAGCGTGCCCGCCTGCGAAGCGGAGCCGAATGATGCCCTACCCGAACCACGAGGCCGCCTAAATGGCGGCCTCCGACAATCTGCGCCTGCAGGTCATCCTGGCCGCCGTCGACCGTGCCACCGGTCCGTTCCGACGCGTGCTGAGCGGTAGCCGCGGCGTCGCCACCGCACTGCGCAACCAGCGCGACGCGCTGCGCCAGCTCAACAACCAGCACCGCGACATCGGCGCCTATCGCGAGCAGGTCGCGCTGGCACAGCGCGCCAAGGCCGCGCTCGATGCGCAGCGGCAATCGGTGCGCACGCTTGCCCAACAGATCAAGGCCACCAGCACGCCCACCGCTGCCATGAATGCCGAGTTCGAGCGTGCCGTGCGCACCGCACGGGAACTCAAGACCGCACACGGTGCGCAGGAGGCCAGCCTGCAGCGCCTGCGTGGTCGTCTGGAGACGGCGGGGATCAGCACCCGCGAGCTGGTCACGCATGAGCGGCGCCTGCGCGGCGAGATCGAGAGCACCAACACCGCCATGCGCGCCCAGCAGCAGCGCCTGGTGGCGATTGACGCTGCCCAGCGCCGCAGCGCCCGCATCCAGAACGCCGGCCTGCAGGCGAGCGCCTACGGCGCCGGCATGGCCTTTGCCGGCCAGCGCGCCTTGCGCGCCTCGGTGCTGCCGATCAGCGATGCGATGGAGTTTGAGTCGGCCATGGCCGACGTGCGCAAGGTCGTGGACTTCAAGACGCCGCAGCAGTTCCTGCAGATGGGCCGCGATGTCGAGAACCTCTCGATGCGCCTGCCCATGCTGCCGGCCGAGATTGCCAAGATCGTGGCGGCCGCCGGCCAGGCCGCTATCCCGCGCCAGGAGCTGGTCCGCTTCGCCGAGGACGCGGCCAAGATGGGCGTGGCCTTCGACAGCAGCGCCGAGGAAGCCGGCCAGACCATGGCCACCTGGCGCACCGCTTTCCGGATGGGCCAGGATGAGGTCGTCGTGTTGGCCGACAAGATCAACTATCTCGGCAACACCGGCCCGGCCAGCGTCAACAAGATCAGCGCAGTGGTGAACCGCATTGGCGCCCTGGGCGAGGTCGCCGGCCTGCAGAGCGGACCGCTGGCCGCGCTGGGCGCCACCGTCGCCGGCATGGGCATCGAGTCGGAAGTCTCGGCCACCGGCATCAAGAACATGCTGCTCACCCTGGCCTCGGGCGAGTCGGCCACCAAGAGCCAGCGCGAAGCCTTCGACAAGCTGGGCATCAAGGCCACGACCATGGCCCAGGTCATGCAGAAGGACGCAGGCGGGGCGATCATGTCGGTGCTGCAGAAGCTGCGCGCACTGCCCAAGGCCGAGCAGGCCGCGACCATGACGCAGCTGTTCGGCCGCGAGTCGATCGGTGCGATCGCACCGCTGCTGACCAATCTGGAATTGCTGCAGGGCAACTTCGCAAAGGTTGCCGATGCGCAACGCTACGGCGGCTCGATGTCGGCCGAGTATGCGTCGCGGGTGGCCACCTCGGCCAACTCGCTGCAGCTGCTGAAAAACACCGCCGTGGTGGTGTCCCAGTCGATCGGCCAGACCCTGCTGCCGCAGTTCAAGCAACTGACCGAGCGCACGGCTGCCGTGGTTGGCCAGGTCACGACGTGGATCCGCGCCAATCCGGTGCTGGTGGGCGCGATCGCTAAGACGGCGATCGCCGGAGCTGCGCTGGTCACGATCCTGGGCGGGCTGCTGGTTGCCGGCGGCGTGGCCGCGATGGCGTTCTCGCAGATCCACGGCGCTGTGGCGCTGCTCTCGGGCGGTGGCGGCTTTGGTGCGCTGCTGCGGCAGGGGCTGGCGTTCGGCGGCCGCGTGCTGCCGATGCTCGCCAATGGCGCCCGCCTGCTGCTGCCGCTGCTCGGCGGCGTCAGCCTGCCGGTGCTGGCGATCGGCGCGGCCGTCGCTGCGGTGGCGCTGCTGGTGTGGAAATACTGGGGGCCGATCAAGGCGTTCGCCATTGGCGTCTGGCAAGGCATCGTCGATGTCGCCGCGCCGGTTCTTGCCGAGCTGAAGACCGCGCTCGCGCCACTGGCGCCGGTGTGGGACACCGTGGCCACTGCGATGGGCCAGGCCTGGGCGTGGGTCAAACAGTTGCTGACGCCGTTCGAGGCCACTACCGCGCAGTTGCACGGTGCAACTCAGGCCGGTCGTGGCTTCGGGCAGATCATTGGCGCGGTGCTGGTCACCCAGCTGAAGCTGGCCGTCAAGGCGATCGGCTGGCTGGTGAGGGCGTTTGTGTTTGTGCTGCCGGTCATCAAACAGATCCTCGGTGGCGTCTGGCAAACCGTCCAGGGCACCTGGTCGATGATCGTGGGCGTGTTCACCGGCAACGGCGATCGCATCCGCCAAGGGCTGCTGCAGCTGTGGGCCGGCATCAACCTGCAGCTGGCCAACTGGCCGGCCAGGATGCTGCAGGCCGGCGCCGACATGACCAGCGGATTGATCAAGCCGTTCGCCTCTGTACTTCCGGTGATCAAGCAGATCCTCGGCGGCGTCTGGCAAACGGTCCAGGGCGCTTGGTCGCTGATCGTGGGCGGGTTCACCGGCAACGGCGATCGCATCCGCCGAGGGCTGCTGCAGCTGTGGAACGGCATCAACCTGCAGCTGGCCAACTGGCCAGCCAGGATGCTGCAGGCCGGCGCCGACATGACCAGCGGCTTGATCAAGCCATTCGCCTCTGTACTTCCGGTGATCAAGCAAATCCTCGGCGACGTATGGCAAACGGTCCAGGGCGCCTGGTCGCCGATCGTGGGCGTGTTCACAGGCAATGGCGATCGCATCCGCCAGGGACTGCTGCAGCTGTGGGCCGGCATCAACCTGCAGTTGGCGGACTGGCCGGCCAGGATGCTGCAGACCGGCGCGGACATGATCAGCGGCTTGCTCCAGCCGTTCCCGTCCGTGCTGCCGGTGATCAAGCAGATCCTCGGCGGCGTGTGGCAAACCGTCCAGGGCACGTGGTCGCTGATCGTGGGCGTGTTCACCGGCAACGGCGATCGCATCCGCCAGGGGCTGCTGCAGCTGTGGGCCGGCATCAACCTGCAGATGGCCAACTGGCCGGCCAGGATGCTGCAGGCTGGTGCGGACATGATCAACGGCCTTGTTCAAGGCATCCGCTCCAAGCTCGGCGCCGCCAGTAATGCGATCGCCAGCGTCGGCACCGGCGTGGTCGACCGCTTCAAGGGCTTGCTGGGCATCCACAGCCCCTCGCGCGTGTTCGCCCAGTTGGGCGACTTCACCATGCAAGGCCTGACCGTGGGCCTGCAGCGCGGCCAGGGCGCCCCTGTGCAGGCCGTCATGGCACTTGGCAACCGGATGCGTGCGGTGGGCGCCGGCCTGGCCTTGGCGACGGCCACACCGCCCGTGGCGGCGATAGACAGCCGGGCACCGCTGTCGGCCCCTGCCCGCGCGCCCAGCGCCGCCAGCGCGCCTGCAGGCGGTAACAGCTACGTCATCCACGTCCATGCCGCACCCGGCATGGATTCAACCGCACTGGCGCGCGAAGTCGCACGCCAGATCGAAGAGCGCGAACGGCGCGCAGTGGCCACCCGCCGTTCCAGCCTACGCGACGACTGAGGATCCACCCCGATGATGATGTCCTACGGCACGTTTGTGTTTGCCCTCGATAGCGCCGCCTATCTGCAGCTGCAGCGGCAAATGAGTTGGCGCCACCCCACCAGCGAGCGCGTCGGTGCGCGAGCGGCCAGCCAGTTCCTGGGCCCAGGCGATGAGACCATCGAGCTGTCGGGTCTGATCGCGCCGGACCTGACGGGCACGCGGACCTCGCTGGACACGTTGCGCACGCTAGCTGCCGCCGGCGAGCCGTTGCCGCTGGTGGATGGGACAGGCTTGGTCTACGGGCCGTATGTGCTGCTGTCGGTCAATGAGACGGCCTCGCTGTTCTTCCCGGATGGCACGCCACGCCGGGTCGAGTTCCAACTGAGCCTGCGCCGTGCAGACGACGTTGCGCCGGAGGCGACCGCCGCATGAACTACCCGATTCCGCAGTGGCGCGTCGTGCTGGATGGCACCGACCTCACCGAGCGCATCGCACCGCGTCTGCTCGATCTCACCCTCACCGAATGCCGTGGCGGCGAAGCCGATCAACTGGATCTGCGCATCCACGACCACGACGGCAAGATGGCGCTGCCCAAACGCGGAGTGCGCCTAGCGGTTGCACTGGGCTGGAAAGCCACCGGCCTGGTCGACAAAGGCACCTTCATCGTGGACGAGGTGGAGTACAGCGGCGCACCTGACATCATCACCGTGCGCGCGCGCAGCGCAGATCTGACTGCCGACATGCGCACACGACGAGAGCGCAGCTGGCACAACACCACGCTGGGTGCAGTGCTCAACACGCTCGCCGGCGAGCATGGACTGACCCCGCGCGTGGCCGAGGTACTGGCGCGCACCAAGTTGCCGCATCTCGACCAGGCCAACGAGAGCGACATGAATCTGCTCACTCGCCTGGGGCAGCGCTTCGATGCGGTCGCCACAGTGAAGGCAGGTGCATTGGTGTTTGCTCCGATCGGCGCCGGCACCACGGCGACCGGCAAACCGCTGCCGACTGTCACCCTGACGCGGCGTGATGGCGATCAACACCGCTACTCCGTAGCCGACCGCGATGCCTACACCGGCGTGCGCGCGTACTGGGTGGACAAGGGCAAGGCGCGGCGGCAGTCGGTGCTGGTTGGCACAGACGACAACGCCAAGCGCCTGCGCGAGTCGTATGCCGATGAGGCAACTGCACGCCAGCACGCGCACGCGGAGCTGGAGCGGGTGAAGCGTGGCGTGGCGAAGTTCGACTACACGCTGGCGATCGGGCGAGCGGATCTGTTCCCAGAGCATATCGTCACGGTGAGCGGCTTCAGGCCGGAGATTGATAGGCAGCGCTGGCTGATTGCAAAGACCACCCACGCCATCAACGGCTCAAGCGGTTTCACTACTTCGCTTGTGTTGGAGAATACGCCTTGA